TAGCGAACGTTCGGTTCGCTCGATGTACTCTTCCGGTGTCTCAACTACTACGATGCCATTATCACTCTTAGCCATTGTTTCAATCTCCCATTGATTGATAGTTGGAATTTGATTTATTGCTCCGCACCATCCGAATATCTACTGGCACTCCAGATAATTGATACCGGTTCGCTGTGGGCAGCTAGCGCAATGCTAGGTTGGACTATCGTGCTTCAGGCTAGGCTTAAACCTCAGTACTTCGCCATGGTGTCGATATCGTCTACTGCCGACACTCTCAGAACATCCAACGCTTAAAGCCTACGCCTACCGTGTGAACAATGCAACACAAGTTCACACCAATATCGAGCGTTTAGCCCTAGCCCTAAACGGTCATGCGGTCACGATGCGGGCGGGCGATATGCGCATGGGTGGCGTAGTGGCGGGCTGTCATGGTGTCAACGTGACGACCAGCGAGCAGGCGAAATTTGACGTGATCTGTCAAACTGGTGACGCCGATAGCCAGCCGCCCCGCCTGTTTACAGGGATATGTACCCCTCACGGTGCTGAGATATTTGAAACCCATATTGAAACCCATAAGAACCCATAAATTTACAAACCCATAACAACCCACATGAAACCCATAAGGATGTGGGTTTTGTTTAACGAGTTCAACTTGGGTGTTTCGACGTCAAACCCACATAAACCCACAAGAAATCCACCGGGCCTTAAGCCGTAAAGGTGGATTTCGTACGCGCGCGTTAACGTATTAACGTTTTAACGTATTAATGTTTAATTAAGGAATCCCCCTTCATTTAAAATGATTACGGGGAATTCCTACGCACGCAGGCGCGAGGCAGGATTTGCTGGATTATTGAATACTTGTTTTCTTGTTTTACCCCCTATACGAAAACAACGAAACAAGAAATTATGGTAGGTTTCTGTTCATGACAAACGGATACGACAAAATCGAACATCGTGTGAACAGTGCGATTCCCCTCTGGAAGAAATGGCCTCGCAGGCTTCGACGGATATATGCGAGCCTTGAGGACTGGGGTTCGTCTGAGGCTGCTATCGAGGATATGGTCGGAGTATGGGACTGGGACTGGGAATCTATAAAGAGGCTTGTCAGGTTAACCCCTGATTTCGGGGAGGCACTTAAGGATTATCGTAAGTCCGGGGATTACCCGAAGAGGAAAAGCTGGAAGAACTCTGTCACGGCGTCTCAGTTGAAGACCGTCTACATGAGAGAGGGTGAACTCGCCGCATACGCAATGCTTGAGGCAGACCCCAAGGCGATAAACTTCCACCGGGACATTGTCGATAAGAACGGAATGCTCGATATGGCGGAACCCTATCCTGAAAGACGTGACATAGAGACCCACGCAAAATGGCAGGAAGACACCGATCAGGTGGAAAACCCTGCTTCAGACGATTCGGGGCTTGCATCGTTCAAGGCATCATAATGACAGATACAGCACTTCTCGCAGACGGTTTCGAGGACGCCCTAATCGGGTACGGCACTCGGTTCTCATACGACGTAGCCGTGTACAGTACAGCCAAATGCCTTGAAATCCTTATGAAACGTGACGGTATGACCGACGAGGAGGCACTGGAATACTTTGAGTTCAACGTCACAGGTGCATACGTCGGTGAGAATACCCCCGTCTTTCTTGAGGACTTGGAGATGTCAGAAGCGACAGGCCGCATAGAAAATGCCCTACACCCCGCATGAACACCAGCTAAGACTCCACCAGTCAAAGGCCAAGGTAAAGTGGAACCAGACCGGACGAAGGGGCGGAAAGACCCGGTCTGCACTTGAAGAAGACCTCGCGGTCATCGAGGAACTCTCTCAGGAATATGTCAGGTTTCCAAACGACCCGAAGAACCTGATGACGGCGGAAGAAGCGCGCCTTGTACCCGCAATCCATGTCTGGACAGTAGCCCCCACGAAGGCGCAGATGTATCAGGTCTGGAACGAAATGCAGGCGTTCATCCCCGACCACCTCGTCTCGAAGACAAACCCCTACCGGGACAATAAGCTGGGAGGGGGAAGAGGGTCGGGATTCAAGGAAGACGCACTCCACGTCTGGCTCGTGTTCAGGGACAAAAACGATAGATGGCTCCGTGGAAAGGACGGAAGGCCGAGGCCAAGACCCGTAGTCTTCTGGGAACTCAAATCCGCAGATAACCCCGACTCCCTGCAGTCAGTCGGACTCGACTTCCTCCACGTAACCGAGGCACAGGAAATAGCCGAAATCGGCTGGAACAAGCTGCGCCCCACACTCTCAAGCCCCGGAAGGGCAGGACGCGCACTCGTCGAGGGAATACCCCCGGTATCACCCGGACACTGGTTCGCAAGGAACTTTAAACGCGCCACCGAAAAACCCTCCTCAAGGAGAGAGGCGTTCTCGTGGACAGCCTTCGACAATCCCCTGCTCACCGAAGAGCAGAAGGAAGAAATCATGGACGATAAGGAGACCATGCTCGAAGATGACTGGAACCGACTCTACATGGCAGTGCAGCCCGAAGGGGTCGGGGCGTTCTTCAGGAAAGTCGATAAGGCGTCTTCTGCAGTCGAACTGCTGCGACCGAAGCCGGGAGAAGAATACGTCGCAGGACTAGACCTCGGACGCTCAAATGACGCTACCGTACTCATCGTCAAGAACCGGAAGACGAGAGAGTCCGTCTCCGCAACAGAACTCCTCAAGACAGACTGGACTATCCAGATGGAAGTAGTGAGGACAGAGGCAAGAAGGTGGAACCTCAAGCAGATTGTCATGGACTCGACCGGACTCGGAGGACAGTTCGCAAGGGACATCATGTACAACGAGATGCTTGCCGAAGGAATCCCGGTAATAGCATTTAATTTCACCCCGGTATCTAAATACCATGACCTGTTCCTGCCGTATCGAGTCGCACTCGAACACGAACAGGTGAGTTTCCCAGCCGACTGGACAAAGCTGTCAACCCAGTTAATGGATATTTCTCACAAGGAAACCGTGAACAGGGGACACATATTCAGCACGATTTCAGGAAAACACGACGACTGGGTAGATGCAGAGGTCTTGGCCTTGTACGGATGCGACCCTGTAGAGTATGCTCAGAGAGCGCGCACAAATAAGTCTTTCAAGGGTGCTGAACCGCTGAGACCGCTCAACGCCATGCGAAAACGAAGAACAGGCTCACTCTTTCAGGGTGTTCGTGAACAACGTCACGCAGAGGCCCTTGACGAGGTCGACATAGTGATAAACGGCGAACCCGTAACAATGTAAGAACGGCATATGGTTTCCTCTTATCTAAACGGAACGTCCGTCAACTCGATGAAGCAGACGGTCTCTGACGAAAGCATCGCACTCGAAAAATCGCCGACACAGGCAGAACCAACACTCTCCCTGTCATGGATTGAGTCGGAACTGGCACGAGGACGAATGAAGTTCTCAAAGTTCTGGAGAAAATGCCAGACAGCCGACGAGTTCATAAAGAGCGATTTCGACTTCCCCGTCACAGAGGACGGAACCCAGATCAGGCTCGGCACGGCGCACTCGACCGTGAAGACGCTTACCGACCATATAACCCCGCCGTTCATCGACATCACAGTCCCGCCGCCCGGCCCGAGAGGTCAGGCACGGGCAGAACGGATAGAGAAGTTCCTGAGAGGCGCAAACCACAGGCTCGAACAGGACACCCCCACCCGCAGGATAGTCAACTTCCACATGGCGTCCTACGGAGTCGCATGGGAAAAGACCGAGTTCGCAGGAAACAGGTGGGCAGAGTTCCCCGAGCCGCCCGACGATTCAGGCGACATCTCACGATATAAGGAAGAACTCGACGACATAATGCAGAAACGGGCGATTTCATGGCCCGTAGTTGCGAAAGCTGTAAACCCCCAGCAATGCATCTGGGACACGAACAACCAGTACAACCCAAGATGGATGCTCCACTTCTGGGACGTCGAGTCGACATGGATACACGCACACTTCCCCGGATGGGAAGGCCCGAACGACGGAACCGTCCAGTTCATCGAGATATGGACACAGTCGCAGGTTGCATACATCGCTGAACAGGCATGGGTGATGAAGCCGCGAAAACACGGCTACATGACACTCCCGTGGACAATGTACTGGCCGCAGACAGGACTCGTCACACTGGGCAATAAGCCCGAAGACCTCTACCGGGGGATACTCGACGGCAACTTCGACATGATTCGTGCCGAGAGCCAGCTTGCATCCCATTACATAGACATTGTCAACAAATCTGCATGGCCCGTTACTAACTTCCAAGGGCCACCCGGCATGACCGAAGAGGTGCAGGCCGAGTACGACCAAGCACCCGGAGCGCGAAAC